ATTGGTTACTGCCATGGTTCAGAAAGCAGGGCATTGCTGATCACAAAATTGGTGGTATTCTAGAACGTGCTGCTAAAAAGAATGGTTACAAAGACATATATGATTACTATAACAGTATGAAGGACCAGTACGCTAGGGATGATGTGGCGGAAGGCTCAAAAATTGCTGTAGATCGTAAGACTGGTAAAGTTTATGAACCGGAAAAAGAATTTAATAAATTACTAAAACAACATCAAGCACAATTTCAAGGTATGGCAGCGATTGAAAAGGCGCAGAGCCAAGCCAAAAAAACAAAACCAAGTAAAGGTGTGGCGGAAGGCGACGAGCCAGGATATATCAAATACGAGCAGATGAAAGACAAAATTGCCAGCGTATTGATCAAATTATACAATCAGGGTAAAGATCCTGAAACAATTAAACAAATGGGAGATCGCGTTGCCCAGCACTTGGGATACGACCCTGAAGATTCTATCTTCCAAGACGCTTGGATGAGTTCATTTACTGATGCTAGTCTAGACGGTTCACTTGATCAGGATGACGAAGATGACTACACTGACCGCAGTATGCGTCGGGGCGAGAGAGGAATGGAGGAAGTTCGTAGTAGTTTCCAAGGAAAATTAGATCGTGAAAAAGCCGATTTCAAACGTAGAGAATTGGATGCTGAATTAGGTGATGAAGGCGGTCGAAATTACAGACCTGCTTCTCCTCCACCAAACGGTATGTATTTTTATAATGTCAGACCTGGTGAAGAAAGAACAGCACAACTTGTAGGATTAAAACAAACTAAAAACGGAAAATGGTATTCTAAATATCCTAACCCCGAAGCAGGTGGTAAATTCGGTCCTGGAAAATATTGGGAACCAAAATCCGAAGGTGTGGCGGAAGGTTTAGGAGATACCCAAACTAAAGTAGTGGGCAAATATAAAGGCTGGACATTTACTATCGATACCCAAGCAGAAGATGATCGGTATGTTAAATTTTATAGTGCTATAAGTCCCAATGGTAAAGAATATCCATTACCAAAAGGCACCAATGCTGATCAGTTCAAACAATTCGTCGATAGTCAAGGTATGGCGGAAGAAGACGACCCTTTAGCAGCACGTCAAAGGTATGCACAACAACATAAAACGCCCGGGCAAGTTTATAAACCAACACACGTCGGCAACAAAAAGGGTATGACTAAAGCATATGCTTACGATATTAAACGTACAGGACCTAAAGGTCAATTGCCTAAGGAAGATGTAGGAGAAGGCCTACGTGATCCGAAAGATAATCCATGTTGGAAAGGTTACAAACCTGTAGGCACAAAGAAGAAAGGTGGAAAGACCGTTCCTAATTGTGTGCCTACAAATGAAGATCCATACATTAACAAGTTAATAACAGCACTTGAATCAAAAAAATAAAAGAGCAGGAGCCAGTAGATCCGGCTGCTCCTCCTGCTCAAGATAAACCAAAACCAAAACCGGCAGTTAAACTAACACCACAAGTACCTCTTGATCAATGGGAACAAACTTTTTTAGATGCTGATCCAAACAGATATCATCAGTTTAAAAATAAAACACCCGAGAAAAAAGTTCAAATGGCTTGGTCGGCACGTAAACATGCTATTGAAAAAACTTAATGAATATTACAGATGATGTGACTGCATGGAATACGTTTCCTCAATATAGAATTTGGTTTAATAAACTTTGGTTAAGTGAAAAATTAGGCTATCTATGCGGACCAGGTGGTGTTCCTGTACCTAACAAAAATTACTACATAATTAAACCAATATATAATCTAAGAGGTATGGGGGCAGGATCTACAATAATGGAATTAGATCCCAATGACCTAACTACTGTACCACCGGGATATTTTTGGTGTGAAATTTTTGATGGTGAACATTTTAGTCTAGATTTATCTTGGAAAAACAATAAATGGGAAATTACTTCATGCTATCAAGGTATTAACAATAAAGACAAATTATACAAATTCCATAAATGGATTAGAACATCTATAAATTATCAAATTCCCGAGATATTAAATTCTCTTCAACTTTGTAAAAATTTAAATATAGAGATCATTGATAATAAAATTATAGAAGTACATTTAAGATCATCACCGGATCCAATTTATAACGAAATAATACCTGTTTGGGAAAACGAAAAAACTCAAATTTCATCTGAGTATACTTGGATAGAATCAGAAGATGACGCAGATGGATTCATTCCTCAAAAAAGATTAGGATTTTTTGTCAAATAAATTGACTTAAGGTCCTAATACAACTAAACTAATAGACTAAAGGAGAATTTATGAGTAAAGCATATGGTGCCCCAGAACAGGCTAAAATTAAACAAATCGTTGCCGAGGGCGTTACAGTTATGCAGGAAATTCAAGATCTCACAGAAGGTCTGAAAGAAACTATTAAAGCAGTAGCAGAAGAATTAGAAGTAAAACCCAGCGTTATCCGTAAAGCAATTCGTATTGCACTTAAAGATCAATGGGATCAGGTATTCCGCGAATTTGACGATTTGGAAACTATTGTGGATATTTCAGGTCATGCAAATATACGCAAAGATGATTAATGGATCAACTTTCAAATACATTTATAAACATTTACAACTGGGCAAAAAACGATTTTAAAGAATGGCCTTTAAGATTTGTATTGGAAATCACAGCATGGTTGTTAAGCATCGGCTGTTCGCTAACTATGGCTATTACTGTACCACACCCTCCATTTTTAATTTTGTACCCGTTGTTTATTTTACAATGTGCGATATTTTGCTGGTCGGCGTGGACTAGACGTAGTACAGGAATGGTTGCTAATTATCTATTGCTAGTAACAATTGATAGCATTGCACTAATTCGATTAATAAATATTTGATTAAATGGTAGATCAGCCATAAATGATCATTGTTGGTATTTGTGAGCCGCAAATCACATAGAGGAAAAAATTTATGTACGTCGATTCTATATGGGATCGCGAAAAAGACGTCGTTAAAGTCGTCGAACGCGATTCTAAAAAAGGTAGACTCTATCAAGAGTTTCCTGCTAAGTATGTTTTCTACTATCCAGATCAAAAAGGAAAACATTATTCTATATACGGCGAACCTTTGAGTCGTGTGTCAACAAAATCTTTTAAAGATTTTATTAAAGAACAAAAAATTCACAGTGGCCATAAATTATACGAAAGCGATATTAATGCTGTATTTCGTATTCTAGAAGAACACTATCTAGGTCAAGAACCACCAAAATTAAATGTAGCGTTCTTTGATATTGAGGTTGATTTTGATCCCGAAAGAGGATACGCATCACCCGAAGATGCATTTATGCCAATTACTGCCATTGCTGTACACTTACAATGGCTTGATACATTAGTATGTCTTGCTGTTCCTCCAAAAACTCTAACACTGGCACAGGCCAAAGAGCAAGTCAAAGATTTTCCTAACACATATCTGTTTGAAACAGAAGCAGAAATGTTAGAAATGTTTTTACAACTCATCGACGATGCCGATGTACTAAGTGGCTGGAACTCAGAAGGGTTCGATATTCCATATACGGTTAATCGTGTAACAAAAGTTTTATCGAAAGAAGATACTCGTAGATTTTGCTTGTGGGATCTATTTCCAAAAAAACGAGAATATGAAAAATATGGTAAAGCAGCAGTAACCTACGACCTTGTCGGAAGAGTACATCTAGACAGTCTCGAATTATATAGAAAATATACCTACGAAGAACGGCATAGTTATAGATTAGATGCTATTGCTGAATACGAATTAGGTGAAACTAAAACTGTATACGAAGGTACACTTGATCAACTATATAATAATGATTTTAAAAAGTTCATTGAATATAATAGACAAGACTGTGCTCTATTAAACAAATTAGATAAAAAACTTAAATTTATCGATTTGGCAAATACTATTGCACATGAAAATACTGTGCTGCTCCAAACAACTCTAGGCGCTGTTGCAGTTACTGAGCAGGCTATTATTAACGAAGCACACCACCGTGGTCTAATTGTACCGAGCAGAACTCGTAAAGACGAACACGGTGATACACAAGCAGCAGGTGCATATGTTGCATATCCTAAAAAAGGCTTGCACGATTGGATCGGGTCAATGGATATTAACTCACTTTATCCATCAGTTATTCGTGCATTAAACATGGGACCGGAAACTATCGTAGGTCAATTGAGACCAGAAAAAACTGATCAATATATCCAAGAACAAATGAGCATACATAAAAAATCATTTGCGGCGGCATGGGAAGGTATGTTTGGATCTATTGAATATGACGCAGTGATGCGAAAAGATCGTGCATTTGAAATCATTATAGATTGGGAAACTGGAGATACTGACGTTCTCAGTGCCGCCGAGGTCTTTAAACTGATCTACGAAAGCAATCAACCATGGATGTTAAGCGCCAACGGAACCATTTTTACATATGACACTGAAGGTGTTATTCCGGGTTTGCTCAAACGGTGGTATGCAGAACGTAAAGAACTTCAAAAGAAATTAAAAGTAGCAAAGGAATCAAACAATGAAATTGAAGAAGAATATTGGGATAAACGTCAATTGGTTAAGAAAATTAACCTTAACTCA